TAGCTGAGACTGTTGAAACGGTAGAAGAACCAGTCGGCGAAGCACCTGTTGAACAGGTTGAAGAATCCGCCAACGAAGCCGAAGCCGAAACCGAAAAGGAAGAAGCAGAAGCAGAAGAACCAGTTGACGAGACGGCAACTGAGCAGGAACAACCTGCTGAACCAACCGCTCAAGAAGAACCTAAAGAAAAGGAACAAGAAATGGAAAAAGAAATTGCACAGGACTCTGTTGTCGCAAAAGCAACTCCAGTTCAGACCGCAAAAAGCGAAAGCAACTATCTTTCCTCAAAGAAAGCTCTCGCTGATTTTAAGGACATCGTTCTTAAGAACCATCGTGGCTCGAATGCCCAAATCATGAAAGCTTGGATGAACAACTTGGCAAGCAAAGCCATCTCTGGCGATGCTGTTTTGCCTACTCGCATTGAGCAAATCTTCTTCAAGACTTGGACTGATAAAGCCGAGATTTTAAACACCTTCCGTACGCTCGGTGTTCGTTCAGGTGCTGTCTATGCGATGAAAGCTACCGCCAATGGCACAGCTCTCGCACACGAAAAAGGCGCAACCAAGCTCAACCAAGAAATCGAAGCTGTCCGTCGTGACCTCAAAGGCTTGGGAATTTACAAGAAGCTCCCAATCGACTTACAAGACCTATTCGATGACGAAACTGGCGAATTGTTAGCATTTCGTGTCGAGGAATTGGCAGGTCGTGTCGCTCATGCAATCGTGGTAGGCGCAATCATTGGCGGTTATGCCGACAACAACGGTCGTGGCTTATTCAGCATGAAGGGCGATTTGGACGGTGCTTCCGCAAGCCCTGCTGATGACTTCGGCTCTGCCGTTGCGACCGTAATTCCGAACAGCAACACCGATTCTGACATCGCCAAAGCTATCAAGACCTGTGGCGCAGTCAAGGGAGACCGCAGAATCCTCATCGTTCCTGCAGGTTGGATGACAACTGCTCGCATCGCCCTTATCGGCATGAACTACCCTGTCGCTGACCTCGCCGAGTTCGTTGGCGCAGACGAAATCCATGAATTAGACGAGATGACTGGAAGCGGTTATGACATGATTGCCTATGCTCGTGACTCCTATGTCCTAGCAGGCGAAGCGAACGCTACCGTACGCACCGATTTCGACCTCGACAAGAACCAAGATGTCATGCTTGTAGAACGCTATGTTGGCGGTTCTATGACTGGCTACAAGAATCTTGCAGGTTACGCATCAGCCTAATTCATTAAAAGGAAGGAACGATAAAACATGGCACTAATCACGCAAGAAGAAATCGCACAATTGCTTGGTCGTTCCTTGACGGCTTCCGAAGTCAGCTCCTTTGATGTTTGGGAAAGTATCGCCGAACAGCGCCTTTCAGATTTACTCTGTGTCGAATGTCTTGAAGTCTTGTTGGCAAAGATGGGGAAAATCAATCTTCCGACCGATTTGCAACTGGTACTCGCAAGATTCTTCGGCGGAATATCTCTCGAGAACGATGTTGAGTATGGTGTGTCAGGCAAGAAAGTCGAGGATTTCTCAATCACTTACAAAGACAACCATGACAACGTGTTCGGCAATATCGTGACCGCCAATGGCGCAACGATTCTCAAATACTCTCAATGCAAAGGGCTTCGGAGCGGAAGAACATTAAAAGAAGAAGCGAAATACTATCACCATGACCGTTTTTGATACGTTCCCCTCAATCTCTTATGAGTTTCTAACTATCAGACGAGGTGCGGTAAAAGGGAACGTCATCAAGCAAGCGAGTTCATTCCTCGGCATATTCAAGCTAAGGCAGAACCAAGAGGAGCAGGGGAACATTGAACTATATCAGAGTTCAGCGACCCTTCATGCCCACCCTGAAGACTACTCAGACTATGACAACCTAGTCGGGCAAGGCATCAGGGTAAACGGTACGACTTACGAAATCACGAATGTGACTGGCGGGATGAACTTCGCAAGCGGTCAGATGGAACATCTCACATTCACGCTTCAGCGAGCGGAGTTCATCGATGGAACTGCAAACGACAACGATTAAGTTCGTGGACAACTCGGCGAAGGTGCTACAAGAGGAGCAAGCGCACATTGACGATGCTCTTGCAAGAATGGGCGATTCGATTCTGAATCTCGCCCAAATGTACGCTCCAGTTCTTACTGGCGCACTTCGAGCAGACGGACGTGTCGTGAAAGAGCCGAACTCTGTGACGGTACGCTTCGGAGGTTTCAGCGTTCCATATGCTCGCAGACGGCACTACGAAAACAACAAACACCCTGATACGAAATACTACCTCGAAAGGGCAGGCAATCAGGTTGCGAAACAAGGAGTTCAATATTATCTATGATTACTTTGAATCTATTACAGCTCCTAGAGAATAACGGATTCGGAACAATAGACAAAGACTTGTTTTGGGAGAAACTAACCCTCGGCGAAGAAGGAGTATATGTCGCATCTATCGGCAACCCAACCGAAAGAGGCTCTCGCAGAATCCAGTCCTTTGAACTCTATTCGAGAGGCAAGTCTGACGTGGTAGGCTGTCGCAAACTGCGTGACATTGTGGATTTTCTCAATTCGTCCTACTCATTATGTTCACTTCCGCAGGTCGTTGATAAAGATGACCCAACCGAGATTCTCTCGGAACAAATTGACAACATCACAATCATGCCTTGCTCGTCTATAACTGACAACGGTTTGGACAGCAACGGTCGCATCATTTGGACTGCGACTGGCACGATTCTCTACTAACAAAATTAAAGGAGTCAAAATGCAACCACTAAAAGCAGGCACTTACGAGATGAGCATTGGCGAAGTGCTAATCCCTGCCGAGTTGCTCGGAGACATTTCGCCAAACTATGACGAAGCGACCACCGATGCAGACACGCAAGCAGGAACTCGCACAACCCCTCTTGGCAAGCCCGAGACGGCAGAATTGACGTTCACGCTATATCTCCCAAGTATCGACTATTTGAAGACGTTGTGGGGAGAAGCGTACACCGCAGGCACAAACCCTCAAACGACTGGCAACATCATCTTTGGGAATGGTTCTTGCCAAACTCGAACGGCTCTGCCAATCAACATTCACAACGTTTGCGAAGACAACGATGACAATGACATCCACATCTTTGCAGGTATCGTGAAACAGACTTTCAACCCAACCCTCAGCGGAACGGAAGTCTTGAGCATTGAATCGACAATCTTCATGCAACCAACCGCAGACGGCTACATCCGCCTCGGTACTGGCGATTTGACACAAGAGTCACATTGGGATGTAACAACCGAAGCGACTGTCGCAGGAAAGATTCAATAATACCGCCGTTCAACAAAAAGCCACCCCTTGAGGTGGTTTTTTGGTGTTACTTGCGGAGCGGTTCGCCTGCGCCGTCTTTGTATGTGCCTGTTGCGATTTTGATAATATCGGAAATCCAACCGAACATAAAGAAGTTGCCTGTAAACATTTTCAAAAAACCGCTTCCGATTCTCCCCAAATAGAAGTCGTGGATTCCGATAAGCCCTAAGAGAACGCATAAGATGAGCGCAGTCTTCTTGTCTTTCGAGCTTGTACGCACGACATATTGTTTCTTTTCTTCTTCCATGTTGCTCCTTCGTTGTTACTGCCCCCATTATACCACCCCAATGGCAAGCATTATGAGGGCAGTACATCAAATTAAATAGGATTACATCAAATGTCATTAGAATCAGTCTCAATATCTACAAGCAAATACATCACGACCGTCAAAGCGAACATTGACGGACACGATTACACCGTCCGCAAAATGGGCGCAGGAACTCAGCTCGACCTGTCGAGAGAGATTTCAAACCTCATGAAGATGCGAGCCGAACTCTTGAACCTAGAGGGCAAGATGAAGAAGGCAAAGACGGACGAGGAAGCAGACAAGATGCTCGCAGACAACATGGGCAAAATGGAGTCGTTCAACAAAATCGTGAACCGCATCGAGGCAATCTTCATTGACTTGTTCGATGACGGCGAAGACGGCAAACGCTCGGCAAAGCTCGTCCATGCGCTCGGCATCGAGAACACGCAGAAGGTATATAACGAGATATTCGACAAGGCGGAGCAAGATGCCAAAGAGTAAAAACCTACTAGATTTGATGCGACCTGAAGACCGCAAGAAGATGATTCAGCGGTACAGGGAACGAACAGCAGACAAGAATATCAACAATAAAATCTCCTCCGAGATGTATATGCTCGCCGAGTTCGGACTCATGTTCGGCTGGCAAGCTGTCATGGACGTGAAGAACGACACTATCACAGGCGAAGAAATGTTTGCTCTGCTCGAAGCAGGGCGCAAGGTGCTTGCCAATCGTGTCGTTGAGCATGGAGTCTCGACCTCTGTCGCTATCGGAAGCCAATTCTCGAAGCACCCGAACCAAGAGTTCGACAAGGGCATGAGGGGATTCATAGAAAGGGCGAAAGTATAATGGCAATCGCAGGACAGATTGAGTATAAGGTTACTGTCGATACGTCAGGGCTGAAGAACGGCTTGAACGATGCCAAGAAGGAAGCCAAGACGTTCAGTTCAACCCTCGCCGATGTCGGAAAGACTGGAGCGAAAGCCCTCGGAACGGCATTAAAGGCAGGGGTTATCGCATCGACTGGCGCAATCGTTGGACTCGTAAAAACAGCCACACAGGGCTACGCAGAGTTCGAGCAGTTATACGGCGGTGTAGAGACATTATTTGGTGCAAAGGGCGCACAGAACGTTGAAGAATATGCTCAGATGACAGGCAAGAGCGTTGACTCGGTCAGGGGCGAGTTCAACAAGCTCATGGATGCCCAAAACCTTGTTATTGCGAACGCAGACCAAGCATACAAGACCGCAGGCTTGTCGATGAACGAATATTTGTCGCAGGCAACCTCATTCAGCGCATCGCTTTTGCAGTCGTTGAATGGCGATACGGTGGCAACGGCAAAAGTCACAGACATGGCAATCATCGACATGGCAGACAATGCCAACAAAATGGGAACGAGTCTCGAGTCAATACAGAACGCTTATCAGGGCTTCGCAAAGCAGAACTACACCATGCTCGACAACCTCAAGCTCGGCTACGGTGGCACGAAGACAGAGATGGAGCGACTCCTCACAGATGCGACTAAAATCAGCGGTGTCAAGTACGACATCAGCAACCTCAATGACGTATTTGAGGCGATTCACGTCATACAGGGCGAGCTAGGAATCACAGGAACGACCGCAAAAGAGGCGAGCGAGACTATCTCAGGCTCTCTCGGCATGATGAAATCAGCATGGTCGAACCTCGTGAGTGGGCTTGGCGATACGTCCGCAGACTTCGACAGCCTGCTCAAAAACTTCATCGATTCCGTTGGCACGCTTGGCAAAAACTTGCTCCCAGTCGTAAAGACTGCGCTTAAAGGTGTCGTGAGGCTCATCAATGAGCTTGCGCCACAGATTATCGCCGTGCTTCCGCCACTCTTTGCGGAGCTATTTCCTGCCGTCATGGAGGCAACTATTGGGCTATTCAATGCGCTAGTCGAAAATATGCCGTCAGTTGTCCAAGTTCTTCTCGATGCGCTACCAATATTGATTGACGGACTGCTCCAAATAGCACAAGGAATCCTGCAAGCTTTGCCTCAGTTGCTCGTATTCTTCTATCAGCTCATAATCGGCATCTCACAGGCACTCGTCCAACCACAGAATCTTCAGCTCATACTCAAAGCAGGTCTCACGCTCTTGATTGAGCTAGTGAAAGCGATTCCGCAGATTATACAGAACTTCGCACAGGCGATTCCAACGCTCATTGACTCGATTGTGAAATTCCTGACAAGCCCTGAATCAATCAAGATGGTTATCGTGGCAGGAATCGAGCTATTCATGGCACTCGTGAAGGCTGTTCCGCAGATTCTCAGCGCATTATTCAAGGCTTTCGGAGACTTGTTTGGCAAGCTATGGGATAGACTCAAGACACTATTCACAGAGTTCGCAGGGAAGTTTGGCAACGCAATCGGCTCGGTGTTCAAGGGCGCAATCAACGGGGTTCTTGCCTTTATTGAGAACTTTATCAACGCTCCAATCGACATCATCAACGGCTTCGTGGACACAATAAACGGCGCATTCGGCGCAGTTGGTGTCAATATCGGCAAGATTGGGCGAATCAGTCTCGGTCGCATGGCGAGCGGCGGTATCGTGCCGTCAACCGCAGGCGGTCGCTTGATTCTCGCAGGAGAGGGCGGACAAGACGAGTGGGTTGTACCTGAGTCCAAAATGGCTTCAATGATTGAGCAGATAAACGAACGCACGAACAGCGGTGTCGGAGGCGGTGTCACAATCAACGTCTTTGGCACGTTCGCAACGAGCGAGGCGGAACAGCGCAGAGTGGCGGAGCAGATATATGACAAGCTTCAAGAGATAAACAAAACAAGAATGGGAGCATACCTATGATTTACAAGATGACATTGAAAGACTCAACGGACGAGATGACGTTCAATCTTCTCGAAGTTCCGATAGTCGATAAAGATATTGAAGGAGCTGTGGATAACGTCACATTAGACGGCAATCAATACACAGATTATCTGTATCTGAAGAAACAATACATTCAGAAATGGTCGATTATGTGTGACGAAGAATACGAACGTCTGAGGGGCTTCTACACAAGACAGTTTGACGAAGCAGAGATTCCGACCTATGAACTGTACTACGGCGAGACAATCTACAATGCCTACACTCTGAGCGGAGATTATATCCTCGCTGACGTTCAAGGTGTCGAACCTGCTCGAATGAGCCTCGCCCAACTCAACGGCAACGCAACACAAACAGGAACACCGACACCAGATGCGCCTGCTCCAATCTCAGTAGTTACTGGCGAGAATGTGGTAAAGGTGGTGGGGAAGAATCTGTGGGATTCAGAGTTGGCGGTAGAGTATAGCAACAACTCGACAGTATTTATTACAGACGGTTGGCTACAATTCGGAACAGGTGGGAGAAGAATGTTATACCCACTCAATGTGCCTGTCGGCACATCTGTCATTCTTACAGCGACAATTCGCTCACTTGTCACAACGCAGAACGTTGTCGGCTTTGAGTTCCTTTATGAAGATGGCACAACGGCAGTCCTCGGAACGTCTCAAGTACTAACAGACACAGACGAACATGACTTCATGGCATCAGGAACGGTAACGAAGAAAGTTGTATGCGTCAGGTCACGCTATACGTCTTCACGAGATGCTCAACTCAAACTTGACACTATCCAACTCGAACTCGGCTCAACTGCTACCGCCTACGAGCCATATCAAGGGCAAGAGTTCCCAATTGACTTAGGCTCAATCGAACTCGCCAAAATCGGAACATATCAGGACAGAATCTATAAGACTAATGGCAAGTGGTATGTAGAGAAGCAGGTGGGGAAGGTGGACTTATCCACGCTCACTTGGCGGAATATCGGCGGTTCGCTACGCGGAACAGCTGGAATATCGGACATTAAATATGTATCAGCCAATACCGAACTTGGCGCAATCATGGCTGAAAAATACACGGCGCATATCGGCTCTGGTATGTCATCGGCAACCAACTGCATCGCAGTAGATGTTTCCGCCGTTTCAGTCAATGACCCGACAGGCGCGCCGAGTGGCTTGGCTTATTACGCCCTCACAACCCCAACCACAACAGAGATTACGAACCAAACCCTTATTGACCAGTTAGAAGCATTGGTCAATGTATCAATCGCCACAGGCATTCACAATATCTTCACAGAAGTCGCAAGTGGCAACCTAAATCCGACCATGATTCTCAACTTCATCGAAGTAGTCAGCCAAAGAGTCACACTCGTTCCTGAAACACCAGTCAGATTGACATTAACTGACGGCGGAGTAATCAACGCTTGTGGCTGTCGCAAAGACGTTCAACTAACAATGAGAGAAACTGTCGAATGATAACAGCATCAACAACTTTCAATCAGATTGCCAACGCTACGATTCGCCCAATCGCTCAGAAGACGAACATCTCGTTCACGAAAACGAGGACGGAAGGCTTGAACTGGTTCACGCTCGACCAATCTCAACTGGACGGCATCGACATTCTCGCCTCCGATGCGGACGATTCAATACAGCCTTGGGATGCGTACGAGTGGAGCGATTATTCGAGAGATGTCATGAGCCTGAACTGGTCTCGCTCGGTTGCCTTCCCATACAACGTGCAGTCCGCAACGTGCGACATCAAAATGAATAACACGCATCAAAAGTACACCTACGAGAACGAGGAATCGCCTCTGCATGGCTACATCTTGCCGAAGCGACCAGTTCGCACTTATGCAGGGTTTAAGAAGGGCGGAACGGCTGAAGTCGTTCCTGCCTTCGTTGGCTTGACCCAGAATATGCCGTCATACGAGGGCAATAACAACTCAACGGCAACGTTCACAGCTCTCGACTTTTTGTCCGAGATTGGCAATATGCAACTTACGAACACAATCATGATGCGAGACGTACGCACAGACGAAGCAATCGCCACAATACTCGATATGTTCGGCATGGATTCCTCGATGTACGACTTGGCGCAGGGCGAGAACGTGATTCCGTTCCTCGACCTCGAATCAGGCTTGAATGCAGGGAACATCTTGCAGAAGCTCGTACAAGCCGAGGACGGCGCATTGTGGCTCGATGAGAAGGGCATCATTCGCTTCGCCCCTCGCTACACAGACCTCGGCAAGCTCCCAGTCATGACGTTCAACGAGAGAAACATTGTCTCGATTGCGCCGTCACGCACAGACGGCATTGTCAACCGAGTCAAAATCACGTCCAACATTCGCAAGATTCAAGACAAACAGCCAGTCTTCACGATGTCGAACGAGACAGGCTATCAGTCGAGCGCAGACGAAGACTCATACCGCATCAAGCCGAATGGAAACACAATCATTTGGATTTCGTTTGAAGACCCAATTTGGAGCGCAACGCTCAATCCGCTTCTAAACGGCGCAAATGACGATTCCAACTTCACAGCCGTTGATTTGATGGGAAACGCTATTACAAGCGGTTTGACGGCTTCAGGAACGCTATTCTCGAACTCGATGAAAGTCACAATCTCAAATGCGAACAACTATGCCGTCTCGCTCACTTACATGGAGATATGGGGCGAGCCTGCCAAGATTGTGGACACAATCAAATACGATGCGCACGACAGCGATTCGGTCGAGGAGTTTGGCGAGATGTTACTCGAAATCACAGACAACGACTTCTTCGGCTCATACGCAAACGCTGACCGCTACGCTGTGAGCATACTCGAGAGGCGAGCGAGCTATTCGCCGACCATCAACATGAAAGTCAAAGGCAACCCTGCGCTTCAGCTCGGAGACATCATCGAAGTCGAGGGCAAGTATGCAGGAACGTACAAAATAACAGGAATCAACTCTGCTATATCAGGCACAGACGGCTTTAGCAACGAGCTGACGGTCGAGCGGTTCACGATTCTGCAACCGTTCATTCTCGACAGGTCTGTTCTTGACGGTGCGGAGGTTCTAGGAGCGTAACATGGCAATCATCAAACAAGTACAACACGCAGGCTCGGTGCGGACATCGACCCTATCAGGCAACATCGAGCTAAACGAAGCGACAGGCGAACTCATCATTCGCAACGGCTCGAATATTCTCACTCGCATCAATTCCGAGGGATTCACCTACTCAGAGGCAAACGGACTGCGCCGAATCCGCATCGGTCTCAATCCGAGAGATGAGTCTGTGGGCGAGTGGGTTTCAAAGCCGAGCGTTGACGTGATAGAGGCTCTCCAATGAGCATTGATTCATTCATCGTCAACTCGAACTTCCCTGCGGAGAAGATTGTTTGGACAGCAGAGGGGGCTAAAGACCAAACAAACCCATACTGGAGAGACGATATGAGGGGAGTAATCTTCGTACCGATTGACCCAACTTTGAAAGTGGAGTCATTCCTTGTGGATGGGGTATGGACAAATGATGATTGGGAGACCCAGTACCCCATAAACACCAACAGCCGAATTATGGGTTGGACACCAATGAGCGGTGGGGGCTATTCTATGGATTACGACATAATCTATGCTGACGTGTACCCTGATGGGGCGCAGTTCTTCCAGTACACAGTACCTTATCAGTCTGTCGTAATATACGGCGAGGCAGACAGCGGACGAACGCTCAAATATAGGCTTTGGGCATATGTTATGGAGTCCGATTGGGAGTCGTACAGCTCAACGAAAACAGCCGAAACCCTCTCGCACTCCCTGCAACTCGACACGAGGCTTGCCAATTTGAACATGGTCTCAGAGTCCGTCTTGGCTGTACCGAGTGGGCAAACCGCCACTCTGTATCACAACCTCGGCTTCCGTCCATATTGCAAAATATGGTGCAGAAATGGTGGCTATGCCATAGGGAACACATGGCGGAAGAACGACCTGTTCACAGTATTTGACCCAAGCAACCAATATGCCTTGAACAAGATTGCGATTGACTCGCAGAAAATCACGATATATGCAGAAGATGCATACTCCAGCGATGAGCAAGACTTTCTAATAAGGATTTTCAACTATGCCATACCCCTCTAAGCTCATTTCAAACTCAGACCTATCTTCAACCCCCTCGTCTCTTGAGGGGGCGAAAAAGATTGTTCTCTCGACCCCTGCAAACGTGTTTGTCCAAGGGCTTTCGGTTGTCACTCATCAGAGCATGACTGCTTTCGGAGGCGGTTTCGATTCGGTTGACTTCATCCTTACTTGCGACCAGTATCCTGACATAAATGTTTACAATGGCTACGTTGAGTTCTCCGACAACGGTGTGACGATGTGGGCTTCCATTGAGATTGTCGGGAACACCGTCCGACTTGTCGCAACATATGCATCGTTTTGGGATGCCACATTCGCCCCATCGCTTACGATTCGAGCTGTTGTCATCCCAATCAAGTCTCCGTTCAGCCAATAGAGCATCGCCACCCCCAACGCTCGGACAATGGGCAGTATGAAACTATTGGAATTGAATCGAATTGCGATTTGGAGACCGAAGCTGATTGACGATTTCACGATTCGTGAATCAGGCGCAGGCAGA